CCTTTTTGTCATCTGATCTATTGACTCACCTCTTATAAGTCCAACAGTTAAAGTGTCTTTTAAAGAAGTGGCAAGTTTATTTGCATTCTTCCAGATACGTTTTGAAAAGCTACTCCCTGCAAACTTTTTCATTATTACGCCTTGAACAACTTTAATATTAGGTGTAACAAAATCCTTACCAAATCCAATACCTTGCTGTACTCTAAATACACCTCTAAAATAATTATCTTTGTACTGATCTGCAAGAAATCCATACATATTTATCTGATTAGTATTTGCAACTGACAAAGCTAATGAATTCAATCTTTCATTCATCATTTCCAAATGAGTTACATATCCGCTACCTGACTTAAGCCTAAGACTCTCTTCCATGAGTTTTATATTTTGCTCTATATTTTTTGCGATCTCTTCAGGAAGACCTTTTACATTTTCAAGTTTGCTTTTCTCTTCCTCAAGTAATTTAAGCAATTTTCTTATCTCACTTGCTTTTGAACTGGTTAAAAGCTTCTCATTACTCTGAGATAGTAAAGCCCTACTCTTGTCAAGCTTTTTATACATCTCATCTATTTCTGCTTCTAACTCCTTAGACACTTTAGTATACGCCTTTTTTAGTTTTGAATTTATATACTCCTCAGTCTTGTTTGTTGCAAACCTTTTATCCTTTATTGCCCTCTGTTCCCAGTAATCTATTTTCTTCATACATTTAGCTTACCGGCTCCATGAAAAGCCCTTCGCTTTCCTTAAGCTCTTCCTCTATAGTTTCAAGCTCCTTATCAGTATCACGAATAATATCAGCAGGTAACATGTCAAGCTGTGATCTCTTGCTTACAACTCCTGTAAGTTTAGTAACATTATCTATGATTTCAGAAATATTTTCAGTGAAATTCCTTGTATATTTCTGTTTAACAGTGGCTGCATCATAATTTTTTGATTTCTTCCAGTTGATCCAATCTGTAATCATGCTGATCTTCTTTGCCTTTGCAAGCCTCATCCGGTTTTCCTTCATAATAGCAAGTTGCTCAAGTCCTATAAGCTTATATTTTATGGCAATTCCTGATAAATCCCCGGCAAAGCTTTCATCAGTCAATGCCGGTACTTGAGACACAAAGAAAATATCTTTAAAAATTCGATTTTTAAAATCTTCACTTGAGGTATTGTCTCCACCTTTTTCAAGAAACTTAGCATCTCCTTTTTCATCAAGATACATTATTCTCTTATCTTTTAGAGCAGCATCACTATCACTAAGTAAAATATCTTCTCCGTCTTCATCTACCAGTCCACCTTCAGCTCCTTTTATCAAAAGATATGCATCTGTAAAGTAATCCATATCATTTGCCGTATTACTCTCAGCCCTATCATAAGCATCTATAAGACTTATTACGCCTTCATAGTCTGAACTCATCTCCTGTGTGTTCCAGTAGACGATCAGAGGCACATCATTAAGATAATGTTTTCTTATATCTACAAGTGAAAATCTTCCATTGCCTGTTTTTCTTTTAAACTCATACATATCAGTTTTATCATAAACAACAGCTCTTTCCTCTTTTAAGTTGCCATCAAGATTATATATTGCTGATAGTTTTATAAATCCGTTTAGGAACTCATCCGGAGAAGCACTGTAAATAGGTATTATTTCTTCAGCACCATACTGTCTACTTCTAAGTTCACTCTTCTCCGTTATATATATAAGTTCATATGCAATACCTTTTTTACTGGCTTCCTTTGAAATTTCATAATCAAAGTTATAAGTATCATCAAGATATGGCATTAGCTCTTTTTTATAATCCTCATCCTCTACCATATATTCTATAGGTTTCCCGGCAAAATAAGAGGTAGCCATATTTGTTATATACCTTGCAAAACCGTGAAAAAGCCTGTTATCAGACTTTTTGCCCTTCATAACTCTGTTAGCTATTCCGACATTTTTTACTTCATAGTATCTTTCAAGCATCCTGTAGTAATCTACAAACTCCATCTTAAACTTATTAACTATCTTCGTTATGAAATCCTCATCAATAACCTCATTCATATCAAAATAAAACATATATTACCTATATCCCGAACCTGGACTTTGATCCAAGCCTTGCCTTCTTCTTGCCCTTAACATCACCATTAATAAACTCTACAAGACCTGTCAATGTATCCTCTGCATCATCATGATCATTCTTGCCTTTTCTTTGATACTTTTTTACATGCCTTGCAAACTCCGGGTATTTTTTCTCCCAGTCCTCAGGCATTATAATCTGATCCATTACATTACTTGCATTTGCAAGTATTCTTGTCTTCTTATTCTTACTTTGTGAAAACCATGTAACCATACATTTAAAAGCCTTTAAATCCTTTAAAAATCTTATTACATTCCTTGCAAATCCTCTTCCACCGTTGTTGCTCTCAATAAGGCAATCCCTAACACCGCAAAAAGCCAACCTTCTTGCCGTTTCCTTCTCAGTAACTTCCATAGCTTCATCAGTATAATAAATATCAAGTACATAGCCATATCTTTCAATTACGGCAGCAGCTATCATACAAAGATAATCTGCTCCGGTGTCAGCTGTATCTACATATGCAATCACTCGCTCTGCTTTGTCAGTATCAATAACATCATATGTCTTAAATAAACCATACAAACTACCTTTCTTATCTACAGGTTCCTGCATATAATTAGCAAGCCATATGTCCTCATCAAGTGTGGCTCTCTTCATTTGTAAGTCCTTTGTAGAGTACAAGTCTTCACAGATACTGCCCTCAGCATCATTTAATGCTGTAAGCTTTAGCTCATAACATCTTCCGGGGAACTCTGCCATAAGTCTTCCTGCCAGATCGTCGCTCGCCCACCTTGTCTGAATTACTATTACTAAAGCACCATCAAGCATTCTTGATTGAAAAGTGTTCTTATAAAAGTTCCATATCTCATCCTTCTTGTTATCATCTACAGCTTCCTTAGCATTTTTTAAAGGATCGTCAATAATACCGATATGTCCTCTCATACCTGTAATACTTCCATCAAAGCTTGTAGCAAGATAACTCATATATGAGCCTTCCACACTCCATCTTTCCATAGCTCCATCACCGTATTTGATTTTAAGCTTAGGAAAAAAACTCTTTACCGCATAATAATCAAGGTCTCCTTTTATTTCCTCATCCTGAATTGCTTCTCTTACACTCTTTGAGAATGTCAATGAAAGTGTTTGATTATAAGAAACTGCTATAACCTGTGTCTTTGGATTATTCCCCAGTACCCAAGTAATAAATGTGCTTGCTGTGTAACTCTTTCCAAAGCCCGGAGGCTCATTGATTATAAGAATATCTGCAATTTCTCCGGTTTTACTTTTAAGTCTCTTTTCATATGCTGCTTGTAGCGTTTCACATATCTGTGTCTGATACTCTCTTTCAGCTTTAAAAAACTCCGGGTTTCTAAGATTGCAAAATGTCCTAAAGTCTTTGATACCCTTTTCTATATTTCTTCGTCTTATTGACTCCGGAGAATTATCAAGTCCCTTCAGACCTGCTTCTCTATCTCTATAGTCTTTTGCAAAATTTAAAAAATCACTCATATCAGTACTTTTCATGACTGAGTATCATAGCAGCTACATCATGTTCCCTTCTAATACTTTCAGCACTAACTGCATCATATCTATTCCTATTTTCCCTATCCCACTGCCTTTTATATTCTCTTCTTTTTTTCTTCCTGGCGGTGCTTCTTTTCTCCTTCTCATGTATGTAAGCCGGAAATGTAGATAAATATCCTTGTACACTTCTTCTGCTCTTATCAAGCAGTATAGAGATTTCATTAATCTCAAGTCCGTCATTAAAAAACATCTCCTCCGCCTTTTCTTTCCAATCGTCCATTGTCACTTCTTCTTCCTCTTTTTGTCGGATTAAAAAAGGGCGTGACAATAGACTGTACATCTACGTCTTACCCTTTAACGTTATTTTTCATTTCTTCTTCAGTTTCATTAGCAAGCTCTGTAAGAATCTGTGCAACATCAGGATGTGATGTAGCAATCTCTTTAAATATCTTCTCCTTAAGCACATTCATAGCTGTATGAATATCCCCGGCATTCTCTCTTGCCTTAATCTTAAGTCTTTCATTATTTACCTGTGCACTTTGCAGAGTCGCTATTGACTTTGCAACGCTTGCCATCTCTTTTGCTTTCATTTCTCCATCCATCATGGCTTCCATGAGAATTTGAGACATAATCATATTGTTTGCCTCATGCAATTCCGTTGGTGGTCTGTCTACCTCGTCCTCTGCAAGAAGCTTTGCAAACTGCTTCGCCACTCTTACAGACTCAAATCGCTTAAGATATTTTCTGCCATATCTTCCCACGCTTGACTCATGCACATCATAACCTGCTTCAGACAAATCCTCTGAAATTTCCTTGTATGTCTTTCCACTAAGCAAACTCTCTTCAACGTCAGTTTTTACCTCTACAGGCAAGCTGTCAATCTTTCCATGTGTCCTGTTATCAGCCATCAGCCAGACCTGTTTCCGCTACATTGCCGTCAAGAAAATCAATGCCCTTTTCAGTGATAAAGTACACCGTTCTTTTAATTCCCTGCCTTGCATTCTCGTAATTTTTACACCTTACAAGTTCCTTACTTTCAAGGTAAAAAAGAATATTTTCTATATCAGCCTCAATCTTACTTTTATTAAGCACCTGTGTAAGTACCTGTGTACTGCACCCGGTAATCCCTGCCTCTTCAAGCGTTTCAAGAATCGTCGTTCTTGCCACTTCCTTTGTAGCTACATCAATAAGTCTACTCATTTCTATTTACTCCCACATCTTCCATATCTCCCTCAGCCAAATTCACTCCCCTTGGAGTAAGCCATATAAGGGAATCTATGTAACTTGCTTTATTAATAACTACCTTAATGTATTCCTTCCCGGCTCCACCAAGATAATACAATGCACTCTTAAGTTCTGTATCAGTAAGCACCCCTGATAGTGGCAGTGATGCTTTTAATACTGAAATAGAGATGTCCTCACCGTAAAAGCCATAAAGTCTTTCAATGATTGCTCCTCTAAGCTCTTTCTTTTTTAAAATATCCAGGCTTCTCACTACCCCTCACTTCCTGTAAAGACAAGTTAAACTGTGTAAAAACATTAGTTTAACTTCCCTTCAACTTCTTTTAATCTCACATCCACAGATTCAACACTTTTTCCAAGTTTCTCCATAGCATTATTTATACCCACCATGGATGTACTTATTTCCCTGAGTGAATCATTCATCTTATCCATCTGCCTCATAAGAGTTTCTTCCCTATGCATGCTCTCTTCTCTTATCATTGTCTCTCTCTTTTCAGACTCTTTCCTGATAAGTTCCTCTCTTTTAGCATTTTCACTCATAAGTAAAGCTTCTTTTTCTCTCGCATTAATCTTTGCATTCTCAAGCTCTTTTCTCACTTCATCCTGCTTTGCTTTGATATCCTCATGCAGCTTTACTTTTTCAGCAGTCAAGGATTCTTCTCTGTCCTTATCTCTTTTAAAGAAATACCAGATAAATACAGCTATGAGAGCCACCTGAAGTCCCAGATCAGTTATACTCTTTAATATAAAAGTTATATCCATTACGCACTCCCGGTATTACTACTTTATAGCATTTCTCTTTAAATCAAGTACGCTTGCCTCAATCTTGTCATCAATATATGAGTCCAAATCTAAAATATACTTATTAACTTCTTCAATCATTACAGGGGATAACTGTGCCTTTACACTCTCCCTTACTTCCAATGCAAGTGCCTGTAATTTGTCCCTTGAAACCAGTCCTTCTGCTACCTTCTGCCTTAGATCCTTTGCCTTAGCCTGCTCCATAGCAGCTACAGCAGTTCTTGTAAGCCCGGCTATAAAATTCTCTGCAAAGTAAAAAGAGCTTTGTGCGAATGCATTATCTTTAAATCTCTCATCATTTTTAAGCCTCTCTAAAGTACTATCAATATACTTCCTAAGATATGTCACCCCAGAACACAATGCCGATACCACAATCACCATCATCACACTTGTAAAAACATTTAAAACTATTTCCTTCATTTCGTTGCCTCCAAAATTTATTTATCTTGTACTAATATATATTTGTACTTTCTTCCTATATACTTAGGTGTGCCATTATTTTATGACTACTTAAAAAGACGGTATCCTATGTTTCCATAAAATACCGTCTTGTTTAATCAAACATATTTATTTGTCCCGGAATACTCTTCCTTCCTGCCTCATCCCTCACCAGTCTGTATACTGTCGATTCGCTTACTCCATACTTTCTTGCGATTGCTCCCATGCTGATATCAGTTTCAAAATACTCCTGTTTTATCAATCTGTAGAGTGCAGGTCTTCTAATTTCTTCAATCTTTGGCAAGTATATAGGTGTCCCACCAAATTCTTTACAAAGCTTTAGGAGAGCTTCTATCCCTATTACTCTTGCATACTCCCTATGATTCTCAGATAAGTCCTCCGCCCTAATATCAAGTTCTTCCATCTAAAGCCCTCCTTCCTACTTATTACTCCGCTACTTCTTCCACTTGGCAAACTCCATCAGCATCAACCCACCACATTCTTCCACCGTCTCCCAAAATGTAGCAGTTGGTAGCCATTATACCTGTTTCACATAAATAGTAACTTTTTCCGTCAATTTCAATCCATTGATTAGCAAGCATTGCACCATCATCCGGATTAAGGTAATACCACTCTCCTTCAGATAAAAACCAACCGGTTATCATAAATCCCTCACCGTCAAATGCATACCATCTTCCACCGATTACGATCCACTTATCTTTAACTAAAACCCCATTCAGTCCATACTTCCACTTATTGCCCGCTTGAATCCATCCTGTCTCTACACTACTTTGATGCACCTTGCAAGCCTGCCAAGCACACCATGAAACAAATTGTTGACACCAGTAAGCTCCATTATTCTTGTACCACTCGCCATACTTTGTAAAATTTTTATTTCCTGCATTAGCAGTCTTACTGTCAAGCTCCTTTCTGCTTTCTTTCTCTACATATCCGATTTCACCCTTTGCCACATTGATAAATTCTTCAACAGTACAAACACCTGTAATGAATAAAGGATATCCGAAACCGTTAATTCTTCCATCATCTCCTACTTCATTAAGATTAAACCTATATGATTTCTTCGCCACACAACCGCCATTCCTACTAAACTCATTTCCGGCAGAGGTGTTACCCTCCACAGTCAGTATTGTATAAGTATCTCCCGACTTCTCAACATGTGTAACAATACCCACATGATTAACTCTACCCATTGACTTACCATAAAAATATATTATTGATCCTACTGTAGGCTCTTTGCCAAATCGTCCCATTCTCGTAAAGTTTGCTTTCCCTGCCGGAGTGTACTGCGTATAAGATCCACACAAAAGCCTCTGTCCTGCACTATAAGCATTATCCATTCTTTAACTCTCCTTTATTCTATCAACCATTTCTTTCATCGCTTCTATACACTTTGAAGCATTACTTCTTGATAATGCCCTCATATAAAGTGTGTCATACTGTTTTCTTACAAATCCATTCAATCTTTCAAAATCCGCTAAGCTCTTGTTATCTTCCCTTACCCATCCAAGCTGTATAGCCAAAGATATAATCAGTCTTTTTTGCCTGTCAGTCAGCACTTCCTGCCTTGGAAACCTTGATACTACATCCTTACCCATAAGGCTATCCGCCACCCTTTCAGCTTCCTCATGAGTAAGTTTCTTTAAGCTGTCCTTGCCGATCAGTGCCTCTACATAAGAATGTAGCAATTCATTGTCCATACAATGCTTCTTCGCCAAAGCATAAATCTTTGCAAGCTGAAGCCTTGTTACATTTCTCTCTTCCACCTTACACCGCCTTTAAACCAATCCTTATAGACTCCGAAACCTCAACGACGCCTTCAAGCCTTTCTTTTATCTCCTCAAGTTTGCTTACATCAAAGAAGGCTTTTATTAACTCAAAGTTCTTTATCTGATAGATAAGAAACAGCTCTGTATCAATATCACACTCTTCATCACTTAGATTAAGTGATGTAAGTACTGACTTCTTGTCCTTCTTATAATCACCCTTTAGGCTCTTTTTAAGTAGTGCCCTCTTATCAGCATTTCCTTCACACCATCCGGCAGAGTCAATAACATCATCAATACTTGTCTTGCTTTCATAATCACCCATTTTAAGAGCGATTAAAGCCCTTTTAAAGTTCTCTTCAATCTCATATTTAACCGGTCTTTTTTCCTTAACCTTTTCTCCTACAAACTCCTTACCAAGCAAACCCTTAAGCTTAGTAAAGTTTTTAATCTCCATAGTACTTGCAGTTGTTATACTTGCAAGCGACTTATCCGATCCATGCCACTCTGTAAATTTAATATGTCTATCATCTTGAAAGCTCAAGGCCCTCTCCTGCATTTCCTTCTTGATTACCTCAAGCTCTGCCTTGGCAAGGTCTGATATTTTTTTCTTTGCAATTGCAAAATCAATCAAATCTTCTATATCCAATGTTCTCAAGTTGACATTTGCAACTGCAATATCATTGTAATTACTTTGCATTTTAAATTTCTCCTTTCAGGCTATCGTAATTATTGATTTCTTAAAGCAAATGCAACACTTTTGCTTAAATCCGGAATACGAAAATTATTCCTTATTTTTACTTGTCCTTCCTTTTCAACAGCCCCGGTTCTCATTCCTACTATCCTGCCACCGCTTTTTCTTATATACTTAATTGCACTTTCAAAAACTCTATCCGCAACCTTACTGTCATTACCTGCCTCAAACTCTATTACAATCTTCTTTACCATTATTTATTTCTCCTTATCCTATGTTCATTTGCTTTGCTACTCTTATAATTTCCTCTGCACTGATATGATCAAACAATGCGACTGCTGCCACATAGACATTTACAGCTCCTCTGATTCCATATCTTGTCCCGGATATCTTATAAAGAAAATCTATTCCCTCATTATCAAGATGTGATTCAAAGAAAATCTTCTCAATGTCACTCTTTTTAATACTGTTAAGAAATAAAGGCTCCCTTCTTGCAATTCTTGAAAAAATCTGTGCAAAGTCTGCTTTGCCACTACCTTTTAATCTTGTATATACTTCCTCGTTGCCTACAAGGCAGATTCCAACTCCACTCTCATCAGATATACTTCTAAGATGCTCTAAAGTCTTTTTTGTTAAGTGCTGTGCTTCATCAATAATGATTACTCTACCACTGCCTTTAAGCCTGTTTACAAGTTCAATATATATCCTTCTTGAATTTCTCTCCCTTACTCCAACTGCTTCACTAAGTAAGTCATTCACACCACTCATGGTTGCGAATGCAGGTGATATAGTAATAAATACTGACATAGGATTATTCTTTACATATTCCTTTATAGCCATTGTCTTACCTATACCGGCATCACCATAAATAACTCCAATTTTGCCCTGAAGGTGGCAATACTCTATTGCATCCATTACCTTCTTGCTTATTCCTGTCATTGCAAACTCCGGTGCTCTTGGTGCAAGTACCTTAGTCTCACAGATCGAAAGCAGTGCTTCAATTTTGGGAATGATTGTATGTGGTGTCTTATAGTTTCCACTAAGGAAACTTGACACTGCTCCGGAACTAAGTCCCAGCTCTTTTGCTATAGTACTTTGACTTTTACCTGTTTCATCTCTGTACTTCTTCAATGCCTCTATTGCATTCTCTTCACTCATTCCATTAACCAATTTAGTATCTTCTGTCATTTACCTTTACTTCCTTTCCAACTTTTTTATCTTCTCATTAGCCTTACCCCAGTCAAGTTCTTCCGCTCCTACTGCTGTAGCTATGCTTTCACAGTTCTCCTTATCCGGATTACGCAATATCTTTATAACATCCGGATTTAACTCTCCGTCCCTATCCATTAAATCACTTGCAGCTTCAAGTACCAGATCCAGTGCATCAGTGCCTTTGAGATTCTTGTCCTTCTTATAAGCCTTTACAACACTTGCAAGTCTTCTCTGTTCCTTCATTGCCTCACCAACTTCTTCTTTTGTAGCAAAGTATGAAAGTTCTTCTACTTGTTTAGCCGTCAATATATATCTGTCTTCAGAATCATATACTCGTACAGATGCAAGGTTTTCAGGATTGTATCTTACAAATACCTGTTCGCCCTGATGATTAAGTATCAGCTCATCACTGATAAAGAATATTTCCTTGTCATAGAACTTGAGTTTAACTCCGGCTCTTGTAACCTTTTGAAGCCTTGTAGACCTGAGAAGCATAATATCAAGTACTTCCTTACTTGCCTTTCTTACCTCAACCAATGTAGATCTATACACCTCGTTAGGACTTCTGCCCCTCATTCCATAACCGTTATTTTCTCTGACATTGTATACATTTTCAATGTACTGCTTTACATACTCTCTAAAGTCATCCAAACTTGTAAGCTTATTCACATCTTTTACTACTGACTTAAGTCGCTCAGGCTTTTCCAGTACATTTCCTCCGGTATAGCTTAAAAAGAGCTTTGAAAACTCCTCTTTAACAGTCCTAAAAGTTCTCTCAATAATTTTCGCTCTAGCATTTTTAACAAGTGCTGTACGGAAATCTATTCCAAGTCTTTCCATAATGGTTTCAGGATCCTGTTCGCTACCTTTCTTTCTAAAGCCCCTGCCACCAATATCAAACGTGAGGAACTCTCTACCATTATCAGTCAGTATTCGCTTAGGAACTCCATACTTTTCTATTCCTTGTCTTAATGCGTACAGTGTTGCATCAGCACTTGGAGCAGTTGTTACATAATGTCCCATTATCTTTCTGCTCCTTATATCAAGAAACGCTGTGAGGTAAACTCTCATAGGCTTTTCATCGTCTGTGATCATGATGTCAAATGTATGGTTATCAGATACCCAAATATCATTAGCATACAAATCATCATACTCTCTATGTACATAAGGTAATGCCTTATCCTTCATAGCCTTTTCACCATATCTAAAGTACATCAGTACCGGATCAGGTATCTTTGATACCCAATTTACAAACGTTCTTGTGCTTGGCAGCTCTGTATCAATACCTTGCTTTTTAGCTTCCATCTTTGTAAGTGCCACGCACATACTTACCGATTTTCTACTCTGATCTAAGTAGTAGTACTGGAATATATCAAATATTCCTTCCGGCATACCGGTTTTATGATTGTTGTGTCTGCCCCTCATATCTATAAGAGCCATCTCACCTTTATCAGCCATTGCCTTATTCCACTTGTTAAGTGTTGCCCTTGAAAAAGCCATATCCGGATACTGTAGATGTATAATCCTTATATAAGTACTATCAGCTTCAGCAAGTGATATTCCCTTTGCTTTTTCCTCAACTCTGTATTTATGCCACCCTTCAAGGATTCGCTTCTTTAATCCAAGCTCTTCCCTCTGATCAGCTGAAAGAGTCTCATAAGTCAAATCAATTATTTTATTCTCTTCGGAATCATTCTCATCCCTACTTGTTGCGAGTAGTTTTTCCTTTGGATGAGTTCTTATGTATCTCTTTATTTCCTTGTCAGACAAGGATGTTAAAGGAATTAAGTAGGAAATACCTGACGCCCCACCTCTATTCTTTTCTGTAGTTAATTCACAAGCAATTTTCCCTTTTAAACATAAAGCTTTTACATATCTTTCAGAGCATCCCCTTAACTTGGAATACTCCGCTGTAGTCAGCTTTATTCCTGCAAGAATGCCTTCCATTGTACCTCCCGTCCTTGCATTTTCATCGTAGTTATGCTATTCTTTAATTGTCATTTACCGGAGTTCCCGTCCTTGTGAGGGGGGCTCCTTTTATATGTACGCATCTAATGTATACTCAATTGATTCCAAACTCTCCCCTGCTGCCAGATTGTCAAAATAAAAGTCCATTCTCTCTCCATCCTTATTACCTTTCCAATTTGGACCATGTATTGAAATAGTGATTAAATTTACATGAGGCATAAAGTTAAAGAATACTTGTGCTTTTCCTTTTCTGTTTACTTCCAAACATTTATCAATAATCCTTTTTACCTTATACATTTCCTCTGTAGTCATCTATGCTCCCTCCTTCAGATCAAGTATCTCATTAATCTTTTTTCTATACTTCCACCCGCTCTTCTTACCAGTGATGATATAGTTCATATAATTTTTACTACATCCAACAAGTTCAGCAAGCTCCTTCTGCTTCATTCCCACATCAATAAGTTTTTTCTTTACCATATTTCCATAAGGCTCCATTGTCTTACCTCCTCTTCGCTATTGAGGTTGATTTTTAAACCTGTTATAATTTCCTTAGGTTGTTAAACCAACCTATTAACAGTATATACGCATATTTGCGTATTGTCAATATATAATGCGTAAATATACGCAAGAAAGGACATTAGTCATGTCTCTACTAAATAGAATCAAAACATTAGCAAATGAACAAGGTTTAACACTTCGTGATATAGAAACTAAACTGAATTTAGGTACAAGATCAATGCAAAGATGGGATAAAAATAGTCCTTCTGCTAATAAAGTTCTCGATGTCGCAAATTTACTGCATACATCCGTAGATTATCTTTTAACCGGTAATACTTCTAATAACACTTATAAAGAACTTTCAATAGATATATCTAGCAAATATAACTTGTTATCTGAAGAAGATAAGGTTAAGGTGAACTCGTTCATTGAAATTGCTACTTCAAATCTTGATAATAAAAATAATAATAACAATAAAAATAACCAAAATATATATAATTTAAATGAACCTAAAACACCTTATGTATATAAAAAATATGTTCCTATTCTTGGAAAAGTTGCAGCTGGTATTCCTATTACCTTAGTTGAAGAATATCTTGATAAAGTTGTCGCTCCATCTGATAAGGCAGACTTTGCAACAGTGGCAAATGGTACTAGCATGGAACCAGTAATTCATAATGGAGAAAATATATTTATTAAATCTATGCAAAGTCTTGATGATGGAGATATAGGTGTTTTTGATATTGATGGAGAAACAACTTGTAAAAGGTTTAAATATGATTCAGATACTAAAACTGTTATTTTAACATCCTTTAATTCTACTTTTAAACCTTTAACTTATCCTTTAAAAAACTATCAAGGTATCTTCAGAATTATTGGAAAAGTTATTCTTACTGATGATCAGGAAGATAGATACCACAGCTTTATCCGAAAGTAGTATTTTAATTGTATATTTATGCAATAAATGAATAAAATGTTTTTTTTAAGCCTATTTTTTTATAATTCTTCTTTTCTTACTTTTTCTAATTTTATAAAGCTTTATTAAGCAAAGCCCTGTAAATGCTGTCTTTCAGCGATTGAGGAACTATTTTGGATTGAGGAACCGAGTTGTTCCCCAATCCCCTATTTAATTGTTATCAATGTATAGTCTTTTTTGATATAAAAATAGGCTTGAAAACGACCATTTAAAGCCATTTTAAAGCCTGTTTAACATTTTTCCATGTTTACTTATCCACATTATAGTTTTACTCTTTTTTGCCCGGCACTCTCTGAAATAAAGAATGAGAAATTATTTATCCACATTCCCACAAACCCTTTAAATTCGCCATTCTTCGGGGTTGTTCGTCTTTATTCACTTACACTGTTTTTCTCATTCTTCTTTTCTGGTTACAGCAATATCAATTAATTTATCTATATTACCTGCTGTATAAACTCCATTTTCATCAACAACATATACTTTCCCATCTTCACCTTGTATTTTTTCAGACTTTGCCATATGACCATCTTCATATAAATAGTACCATTTACCGTCTATCTGTTTCCAACCTGTTCTCATAGCTCCGTCTGTATGGAAATAGTACCACTTACCACCTATCTGTTTCCAGTCTGTTCTCATAGCTCCATCTGTATGGAAATAGTACCACTTGCCACCTATCTGTTTCCAATCTGTTCTCATGGCTCCATCTGTATGCAAGTAATACCATTTTCCGGATACCTGTTTCCAGCCTGTCTGCATCACTCCGGTAGACTCAAAATAATACCATTTACCGTCTATCTGCTTCCAGCCTGTTACAAGTTTCCCATTTTCTTTGTACATCCAGCCCATCTCTGTTTTAACCCATCCGTTACTCTCTGCCTTCTTTATATCACTTGATAAACCATTTCCATTCCTAGCAGCTGCTTTTGCTACTGTACACACTCCTGTTGTATCATGATACAGCACATAATTTATATCTTTTATTCCCATAGCCTTTTCTCCTGATTTATTTAACTCTGTTTTAGTCAGGTTTCCTGCTACTGTAGGAATAGAGCCTTGTCCCATTTTCAAAAAATCCATTTCTACTCTTTGTTCCAAATTTCCATTTACTAAAACTCGGGATGGAATCGAACCTAATGCGTTTTTTGCCATTTTTTCCATATTGAATTTTCTGTTACCGACTCTTTTATTTGGTGTTTTATTCTCCGTTTCCTTAGTATTAAATGACACCTTTTTACCGCTCATATCTACACGGTTATTTATTTTTATAGATGAACCCAT